ATCTTGCTTTGTTTAGTATTGAATTTCCGCTCATTTAGGTACTGCTCCTTTTTTTCTAATAGTAATAATATTCAAAGTCTCACTTAAATGCACACTTACCATATAGGGCTCTGACCTTGATATTGTCATTTTCGACTTTAAATTCGACATTTGAATAATTAGATTGGGGGATGAACCTAATCTCTCTTTGTTTCCATGATATCGTTGAGGTCACAGTTCAACGCCTCACAGATTTTTATCAATATGTCGGTGGTGATGTTTTCACTTTTACCGAGCTTCGCAATGGAGGCAGAGCTGATGCCGGCTGCCTCCTGCAAGTCTCTCTTCTGCATTTCCTTGTCGATAAGCATTTTCCATAGTTTGTTGTAACTGATTCGCACCATTGTATGCTCCCTCCAGTATTACTAATTATTAAACCCAGAATCTATCATCATATCGTAGTGCTGTTTTTGATTCATGGAGGTAAATATCATTTCAAAAATGCTTCTACACTCGGCAGCGTTCAAGCATCCTTCAACATAATCCATGCCATCGTTCATGCCGACGGAGCTTGCGTTAATATAGGCGAGCATCGCGGATGCCAGTTGGAATTTCTCTTCGTCGTCATTCCCGTTCTCGTCCTTAAAATTACCCTTGGCTTTGCCGTCTATCAGAATGACCTTGCGGAGGGTGGCTCCCTCATACCCGCAGAGCTGTAGGAAATAATACTCCAGAATTCGGCGAATGACATTCATCAGCGGAACTGCTGACTTGATCTCCTTATACTCGTCCCACAGTGCGGCATAGGAGTTTTTAACGGGGTTTACATTCATTCGCTCCGTCGGTATCTTGGGATTAACATCGTCTGAGAGTTTTATTGAAGATTTCGAGTCCAGCTTGCGAATCAAATAGAATGAAACATATTCATACTTGAGAACATAGCTGTAGGTAACCTCCCTATGAAAATAAGCGTTGTGCGTGAGGATGAAAATCTGCTTGATAAAGGTACCCTCGACCGTCCTGTTGCGGTTGTCCGCATTGTTTCGACAAATCTCTATCATCTGCCGCACAAGCGTACTAACAATGAAAAGGCAGCCGCTGTCCATACTGGAAACCGGGTCATCAATGACGACTATCTTATCCCTTGTTTCTCCGTCCGCCGATTCACTGCCATATACAAGATGATAGAAATAAAGGAACGCAATAAAATTCTTTTCGCCTTCGCTCAAATTCTCGGCAATCGAACCGTCCGGGCGGCGCACTTCATAAACATGGTCTACGCCGGGTTTCGGTTCCAGGCTGAAGCCCTGCATCCCGGAATCGCGTAGCATAAGGTTGATGCTGTCCTTCGCCGTTTCTGTTTCTACTGTATCACTTCGTGCCGCTTTCAAAGCGGCATTGATTTTCTCAAGTGCTTCCGAGTGAGTCGTTATATCGCCTTCAAATCCGGTGATTTCCGTACACAGATCGGCATCACTCTTTTTATATGCTGCAATGATATCTTTGAGCCGGAATGCCAGTAGTGAAAACGCCAATTCTGTACATTCGGCTCTTTTCTTCGGTCCTGCGTCAACAACGGCATTGTTGGCATCAATCAAAGCGTTAAAGCCGGATATGATTTCGACAATTTCCTTTAAGATAGGCGCTATTTTTGTTAGAGTTACGACCTTTGCCGGTTCTTCCTGCTTTCCTCGTATAGCCTCGACATTGGATTGAACGGCAGCTTTCAGTACCGCCAGTTTGTCCATGAGCAGTTTGGTGTCTATTTGAGGGTATACTTCGCTGGGAAAAGTCTCCAAAGGCATATACAGGTCGTTTGCCGTTTTCCTGTAGAGAGTCAAAAACTCATTCAGGCGAGCAAGGTTTTTCTGGTATCTGTCATCAAAGCTGTCGATTACGGTCTGCTCGAAATCGTCATCCAGTTTTCTTCTGCAGTATGGGCACCGACCGTCTGCGTGTTCGGTATAGGCATCGTGACCCTGGCGCATCCATTGAGTAGCACCGATGTCGCGTAGAAAGCCTGCCAATTCCGTAGTCGCACTGTTTACTATTACCAAAGACAAAACGTCGCTTCCATCGAGCGAATCCAAGACCTCTGTATCCTTGACGGAAGAAAAGCGTGAATATCGCTTTGCCGTGTCGGAGTATGCGGAATCATATAATCTACGCAGTTCTTCAATGTCTGTTTCTTTTGGCTCATGACGCATGATTTCTTCCGTGAAGGGTTTTGATTTTCCCTTGTTGGCCTGCGTCTTTTCAAATTCTGTGCGAAACGCTTCTTCACGATCCCAGCATTCTTTATAGAAATCCTTTTGCAGCTTCGTTCTGGCCGCCGTTTTCTTATCACGTTGCTCGGTGGCTATAGTTTTTGCTTTACGCGCTTCACCACGAGCCGCTGTTTTTTCGTCAATCAGCTTTTGTGCGGCATCGTTTTTTGCGTTCAGAGTAAAAACTCCCGGCATATTACGATAGTTCCGAAAATTACCGTCAATGAAAGCTTGATTGTAGACCAGTGGTAAATAATCCCCAAAGCCTCTACCGGGAGCGTAGGTAACGCCGGTGCCGCTTTGTATGGCTTTTGCCACGGTAGATTTTCCCGTACCGTTGTTGCCAAAGAAGAAGTTTACATAGGTCAGTTGCTCCGTACAGGCGTTAGTGCCTTTGTAACTTGCGTCAGACAAGTCAATGCGGATTATTTCTGATGGAATTTTACTCACAAAGGGCACCTCCTTACATAGGTCTGGGTATGCCAGGAATCCCGGCTTCGTCCAGAGCTTCGAATACATTAACTTTATGAACCGACCACGCACTGTGGTTGAGGTCGGTAATGGCACAATCCATGTTTAGGTCAAAAAACACGGCGTTGCGTTTGTCGCACAATTTCTGCTGCTGTATCGGTGCGAGAGGATGAAATGCGATTTTTATGTTCTTTCCGGCAACCCGTATCATCTTTATGTAAGCAAACATCGCCCATTGATTTGGGTCTGTCGTACCTTTCATTTCTGTGTTTTCACGGCAGATGATTGCCGGAAACCTCATCAGTTCTGCTTTTCCATCATCGGAGAGGGTGGAACATCTATCAAATATCTCAGTTGGGACAAGATACTTTGTTAGCGCACGGCCGACTGGCACCGTGACAATATTATCCTTAAATACATCTTCTTCGCAGGTGACAATCAGCTGATAGTATTCCTTACTGAAAGACTGAACCGCCATGAGCTGCTCGGCACTGACACTTGGCGTGTTTTGCGGATAAGTGATGTAATTATTGAAGTTGACTATACCGCCGTTTTCGTTTGTAACATTGACGTTTGTTTTTCCTGTCTGCTGCGTGGTCGGAGTGATGGCTGAATCGGCTTTCTTTACAGTTATTTCGTTGCCCATGCGCCGTCCTCCTTAAAGATTGAAATTTATCGTACCGTTATTCATCAGATTGATGTTGTTCTCTCCATTCTGAACAACATTCGTCTGGTGCTGAATAACGGTTATTTTTTTATCTTCCTTATCTTCGTCGGCGGCACCTGATGGCTCTTCGTCATCCACGACCTCCGCCTGAATTGTTTCCGATTCCTCTTGGTCGTTGTCCTCGGGAATTGGGAACAGCTTTTTATATAGCTCTGCTATTTCCTTACGCAACCGTACCGTTTGTGGTCGCAAAACTTCTCGCAGTTGATCTCCTTCTTCCAGAGATTCGTTTCGGAACCACAACACGCTTCTGCCGGGGATTGCGCGCAGGAACTTCTCTGAAAGGTAGTAGGTATATTCGTTAAGCACCTTGATGATATCAGTTACCAGTCTCCGAAGCTCGTCGTCCTCAACTTCTCGTAAATCATACTGCCAATTTCGAGCAAGATCAGTGATCTCGTCTGCAAGGGTGATTGACGTGGCACCGCCAGAGGGGTCGTTGTCGATGATGTAGCGAAGGATAGCCTTACTATCAGACTTAAATTTTTCAAGGAGACTTTTGTCCTTTAGCGAGAGGACATTGTCACCTATGCTTGCGGGCATCAACTGCTCTACTACTGAACTCCATATTTCTGCTACTATAGCACCGTTTTTAAGAACTGCTTCATTGAGTCTGCTGTATGCAGACGGCGTATCCTTTTTGGCACCTTTTGGGGTGCCTTTTTTCTTTGTAGACGCAGCTTCTTTGATAATCAAGGAAAACAACCCTGCCAATTTTTCGCCGGCATTATGAAGATTGATGTCGGCCAGATATTCTTGAAAGCTATCGCAAAGGCTCTGGACGGCGGCATCCGAAAACTGCCCGATATAGTCTACAAACTCTTCCGGCTCTATGTAAGCGGAGATTTTTTTCGCCAGTTTTGTTATCTCCGTATTCCCGTTGAAGTAAGCCTTATAGGTGCTTTCGCTTAGTTCGTCCAGCACATCCTGACCTTCTTCGGTAACAATCGAATCAAAAAGGGTTTTTGCAAATGCGTGTGTGCTATTTCCGGCACCGATTATAGGATGCAGCAAGTTTACAAATTCTGTGAACCTCATATTTTCATCTCCTCCCCAAGCCTGTCCGAGCCTATCCGCCACTACCAGTCTATACCGAGTCGATTTTCTATAATAAAAATAGAAGCCGATGAAACCACATCGGTTTACGTGAAAAGGACAAGCCCGCATGAAATGTACTTAGATATTATATCACACTTTTATGGAAATTTCTACCCCTAATGTACATTTTGTATCTGCGTTCGCAAATCCAATATAGCTAATGCAAAAGTTGTTCTTTTCAGCGCAGGCGTTAACCACTAGTCCGCAGGAGCCGCGGATCATACGGCTCTGAAAATACATCAACATCGCTGAGTGGCCATGAAGCGGTGGAGGTTACATAGAGGTTTCGGGCGCGGTGATAAAGACCGCCGCCGAAGCTCCGATGTGCCACCACCTTAGTTTCGTGCGCTCATTTTATGCGAAACGGGGTCTGTGTCCATCGGATGCAGACCCTTTATTTGTTTCCTCCGCCGCTGAAGCCCCGGCAAATCGCAGGAGGAAACATCATGAAAAACTATCAACAGTTCCACTACCGCCACTACTACCGTATGCGCCAGAGCGGCGAAACGGTCGAATGCACCCGGCAGGAATGCTTCGCCCCGGCAGAAACGCCCACAGCGGACAACCCCTTCGTTCAACGTTGGTATTACAGTCCCGACCGCGAGATGGCGATTCGGCTTCCCAGAAACGCAATGGGAGATGACACCCACAAGACAAACGCCGCCGACCTTAAGAGCCAAGAACGCTGGACGGTGAGAGCCGCCAAGCACGGCGACCTCGAAATTGATAAGCCCATGTCCCGCACCGATGACGGCGAGGAGAGCGGTTTCGACATCGCAGACGATGCGGACGGTCCTGTTGAGATCCTTATTAAAAAGGAAAGGCAGATAGCTATCCACTCGGCGGTTGACTCCCTCACCCCGGAAGAGCGGCACCTCTGGAATGATCTTCTCAGTGAAAAGACAAAAGCAAAGATCGCCGAGGAGTGCGGTCGTAGCGAGGGAGCTATTCGCAAGCGTGTGAAGAAGCTCGCACAGACTCTCCGTGAAAATCCCGCTCTCAAAAACTATTTTGAATAATTTCTGCGTTTCGGTACGGTTTCCCTCTCCGCCTGTCCTGTACGAGGTGGAGAGGGACAAAACCTCTCACAAATAAGAACGGAGGTAAACCGAATGACAATCACCGAAATCGGGAACGAACTGGTCAACATTGCGGAAACCCTGGCGCATGTAATCTCAGAACTCACCTCGCTGGCGGACAGCGTGACGAAGCTAAGTACAGCGCTCAAGGCAGACGAAGCCGGCAGTCCCGCTCCCAAAGCACCTCAGAAGAAGACCCCGGAACTTGCCGAAGTCCGCGCTCTGCTGGCGGAAGTATCCCGCGGCGGAAAAACGGCGGAGGTAAAGAAGCTACTTGAAAGCCACGGCTGCGAGAAGCTGTCCGAGGTCGAAAGTGAGTTCTATGAGGAACTCATGGAGGAAGCGAGGGCGCTGTTATGAATGACGAACATTGGCTCTCGATAGCAGGCTGGGATGGCTTGTATGAGGTGTCAAACCACGGGCACATAAAGAGTTTGGAGCGAAAAATAACAGCGGGTTCAAGAACCTATGTGATTCACGAAAGAATTCTAAGTCCAAGGCGTGACAAGGACGGATACATGATGGTGGATCTTCAGAACGCCGGAAAAGTTATTACTCACAAGGTTCATCGCATTGTCGCTATGACTTTTCTCCAAAACCCCTGTAACAAGCCGCAGGTTAACCACAAGGATGGTAACAGAGCTAATAACACCGTTCAAAATCTGGAATGGGTAACTGATTCGGAAAACAAAATTCACAGCCATACGAAACTCCAGACATCTCGCGGGAAATCGGGTTTATATGGTGTCAACTGGCGATCTGACAGGGGTAAGTGGCGCGCCTATACAACGCTTGGCGGTTATAGGCACATAGGTTTATTCAATGATAAAGAAGAAGCCAGAAAAGCGGCAGAGAAAGCAAGGTGCTTATTGTGAAAAACAGCATCAAGCATTCTTTACTCGCCCCATCTTCCGCATCTCGCTGGATGAAATGTCCGCCGTCGGCGCGGCTTACGGAGTTCCTCGCGGACTCGGTATCAAGCTACGCCTCTGAAGGCACCCTTGCCCACAGTGTGGCAGAGGGGAAACTCAACCACCGGCTCGGCAGAGCCAAAAACGCTCCTGCTTGCGACGACGCGGAAATGGATGAATACACATCCGATTACGCCGACTTCGTAATGGAGCAGACGGAAGGACTCAAAGACCCGGCTGTGTTTGTAGAGCAGCGCGTTGACTGTTCCCTCTATGTCCCGGAATGCTTCGGCACCTGTGACGCGCTTATCGTATCGGACGGCGTTCTGCACATCATCGATCTAAAAAGCGGACGCGGCGTAAAGGTCGACGCAGAAGAAAATGACCAGCTTTGCATCTACGCCCTCGGTGCCATACGGATGTTCGACTTCCTCTATCGGTTCGATACCGTGCGGATGAGCATCTATCAGCCGAGGCTCGGAAATGTGCAGACCTGGGAGACGACCGCAGAGGCTCTCACAGAATGGGCGGAAACCGTGCTTGTCCCGGCGGCGAAACTCGCATGGGACGGCAAAGGCAGCTATACGGCCGGCGATCACTGCCGGTTCTGCAAGGCGAAAGCGGAATGCAGAGCCAGAGCCGAAGCAAATATGGCGCTTGCTGTCTATGACTTCACCGATCCCGCTCTACTTCAAATCTGCGAGGTGGCGGACATCCTCAGAAAAATCGACGAACTGGTTTCCTGGGCGTCGGACGTCAAGGACTACGCTCTTGCCCAGGCACTTTCCGGCACGAAGTATGACGGTTGGAAGGTTGTGGCCGGCAGAAGCAACCGCAAGTACACAGATGATGATGCCGCTGCAGCCGCGGTCAAGAACGCGGGGTACGACCCTTATGAACACAGGCTGCTCGGCATCACGGCAATGACCTCACTTCTCGGCAGGAAGAAATTTGATGAACTGCTCGGCGAGCTGACCTGCAAACCCGAAGGCAAACCAGTGCTTGTTCCGGCATCGGACAAGCGTAACGAACTAAACACGGCGGCGGATGACTTCGCCGACCCAAACGAAAATTAAGGAGATTATTATCATGACAAATACTGTTAACCCCACAAAAGTAGTAACCGGCCTCGCCCGTCTTTCCTACGCAAATATCTGGACCGCGAAAAGCATAAATGGCGGCGTGCCCAAGTTTTCCACCTCCGTACTTATCCCTAAGTCCGATACTGTCACCGTGACCAAGATTAAGACGGCTATTCAAGCGGCCTATGAGGAAGGTCAGGGCAAGCTGCGCGGCAGCGGCAAAACCGTGCCTCCGCTCTCCGCTCTGAAAACGCCCCTCCGTGACGGCGACATTGAGCGCCCGGACGATGAGGCGTACAAGGGCTGCTGGTTCGTAAATGCAAACAGCAATAATGCTCCCGGCGTCGTGGATGTCCACTGCCAGCCCATCTTAGATACCTCAGAAATCTACTCCGGCGTGTACGCCCGTGTATCTCTCAGCTTCTATGCTTTTAATTCTAACGGCAATAAAGGCGTTGCCTGTGGTCTTCAGAACATCCAGAAAATCAAGGACGGCGAGTCACTCGGCGGCAAAGCGAAAGCTGAAGACGATTTTAGTGACGGCTATCAGAGCGATGCCGATGACGACTTCCTGGGTTAAGGGAGGACTGACACTATGACAAACATCCAGTCAATGATGCTTGCGGTCTGCTTTGGTGCCGTGGTAGGGACTTTCATCGGCAACATTTTCACTATCGTAAAGTTTGCGATTAATGAGCGCAGAGAGAAAAAACGCATCCGCAAGGATAACGAAGAAAAACAGTAACCCGAACGGGCGGCGGAGGGAGACAGTCTTTTCTCCGCCGCTTTTCTTATGGAGGAAACGAATATGTACGATGACAGCTATTACGATTACCTCGACTATATCGAGGGCAGATGCATGAACGATTCAGAAGACTGCGGCTGCCCGGAGGAGGATGACGATGAGGACTCTCGAAATTGACATTGAGACATTCAGCAGCGTGAGCCTACAGAAATGTGGCGTGTATAAATACGCTGAATCTCCGGATTTTCAGATTATCCTCTTCGGATACAGCGTGGACGGCGGCGAGGTGAAGGTTGTTGACCTTCTGCAGGGTGAAACCATACCGCAGGATATTCTTGACGCCCTCACGGACGATGCCGTTATCAAATGGGCGCACAACAGCGGATTTGAGCGGGTGTGCCTGTCACGGTACCTCGCCGATATGGGCGTCAGTCTCGACTCCTTCCACGATAACCATCCGCTGTCACAGGAGAGCACCCAGTTTTTGAGTCCTTCCTCCTGGCGCTGCTCCATGACATGGGCGGCTTATCTCAGCCTTCCGCTCTCCCTTTCGGGAGTCGGAGAGATACTCGGTCTTGAAAAGAAAAAGCTGACCGAGGGCAAGGAACTCGTTAAATTCTTCTGTCAGCCATGTGCGCCGACAAAAGCGAACGGCGGCAGGGCGAGAAATCTGCCCTCCGACGCCCCGGAAAAGTGGGAGTCATTCAAGTCATATAACCTCCGTGACGTGGAGGTCGAGATGCAGATAACGCAGAGACTTGCTAAGTTCCCCGTGCCGGACTTCGTATGGGACGAGTACCACCTGTCCGAAGAAATAAACGACAGAGGCGTAGGCGTGGATATGTCTTTTGTGTCCGCCTGCCTGTCACTGAATACAAGATCAACAGATGCGCTTACCGAAGCCATGCGGGATTTGACCGCTCTGGAAAACCCCAACAGCGTGGCGCAGGTCAAGGGCTGGCTTGCGGATAACGGGCTTGAGATAGACACACTCGGCAAAAAGGAAGTGACGGCACAGTTAAAGACCGCCCCGGCGGAGCTTGTGCCGGTGCTGCAGTTACGACAACAGCTTGCGAAATCATCCGTAAAGAAATACACGGCGATGGAAAACGCCGTCTGCACCGACAGCCGTGTCCGGGGAATGTTCATGTTCCTCGGAGCCTCGCGCACGGGTCGGTTCGCAGGGCGGCTTGTTCAGTTGCAAAATCTGCCTCAGAACCATATCCCTGACCTTGACGAAGCTCGCACTCTCGCCGTAGCTGAAGATTACGACGCTCTTGAAATGCTGTATGAGGATATCCCGGATACCTTGTCCCAGCTTATCCGCACTGCTTTCGTGCCGCAGAACGGCAGAAAGTTCATCGTGGCAGACTTTTCAGCAATAGAGGCAAGGGTCATATCGTGGTTTGCGAAAGAGCAGTGGAAATTGGACGCCTTCGCCGAGGGTGAGGACATTTATTGCGCCACCGCATCACAGATGTTTCATGTCCCCGTGGTCAAGCACGGCGTAAACGGAGAACTCAGACAGAAAGGTAAGGTGGCGGAACTGGCCTGCGGTTACGGCGGCTCCGTGGGCGCGCTCAAGGCAATGGGCGCTCTGGAGATGGGACTAAAGGAGTCGGAGCTTCAGCCCATCGTGGACTCATGGCGAGGCGCGAATCCCAACATCGTCAAGTTCTGGTGGGCGGTCGACCGGGCGGCGAAAGCGGCTATCAAGGGTAAGACACATACAACCGCTTACGGCATCAAGTTTACCTGCGAGAGCGGATTCCTTTTTATAAAGCTTCCTTCCGGCAGACGGCTTGCCTATGTGAAGCCAAGAATCGGAGAGAACCGTTTCGGCGGCGAGGCTATCACTTATGAGGGTACCGGCGGCACGAAAAAGTGGGAGCGGCTTGAAACTTACGGCCCAAAACTGGTGGAAAATATCGTCCAGGCGACAAGCCGGGATATCCTCTGCCACGCCATGAAGACTCTGCGATGCTGTGACATCGTAGCCCATGTACACGATGAAGTCATCATCGAAGCGGACAGGATCATGTCCCTTGAGGCGGTCTGCGAACAGATGGGCAGAACACCGCCTTGGGCGCCCGGTCTTATACTCCGAGCCGATGGCTACGAATGCGATTTTTATAAAAAAGATTAAATATGGTACGGTTTCCGTCCTTGCTTGTCCTGTACGAGGTGAGGACGGATTTTCCGTTTATCACGAATACTGCGGAGGTAGAGAAGATGATTTACACAAAAACAAAGCTGAAGGACGGCGCGGTCGTGTTCGGTCCCGTCACGGCAAAAAGCACTTATACCCGCTGCGCCGTATGCGGCAAGGAAATTCAGATGGATCTGCGGGAGCTTATTCTCGCCGGAGCGCAAGACCCCTATGACACGGAAGTGAACTGCGCCGAATGCAGCGCGAAGATGATGCACCGCGGCGATATCAACATCGATATCGTTATCCGTCTGACCGATGTTTTGCGGGATATCGGCTACGGCATGGAACTGCACGGACTCTGCGAGGATTTCGAGGTCGAGGACGTCCGTGCTCTCGCCCCAGAGGAATATGAGCTTTTTGTAGACGAACTCCTCGACAAGATTTCGGAGGTGCGTCATGCCGGATAACAAAAGAACCCTCGTGTATATTTGCAGTCCTTACTCCGGGGATGTGGCGGCGAACGTAAAGGCGGCGAGAGAATACTGCCGCCTTGCAGTTGAAAAGGGATACATCCCCGTTGCGCCCCATCTTCTGTATCCGCAGTTCATGGACGATAACGACCCGGCGGAACGAAAACTCGGTATGTCCTTTGGTAACGCCCTCATGGATAGATGCGGCGAATTCTGGGTGTGCGGCGACCGCCTCAGTTCCGGTATGGAGGCGGAGTTTGACAGGGCGAGTGAAAAGAACATGACCATCAAATTTCTTACCAAAGAAAATGAGGAGTGCTCCAATGGCTAATACATGGCGGTTTAAACCAGGAAATCCTGAATACGAAAGATATATTCACAGCTCCCAATGGAGGCAGACGGCTGATAAACGGCTTGAGCTTGACGGGCATATCTGCTGCGTTTGCGGCGGCAAAGCTACGGACGTACATCATCTTACTTATGATCGCTTCGGCAATGAAGCAATGGACGATTTGGTGAGTCTTTGCAGAAAGTGTCACGGTCAGGCGGAGAACTTTTATGACCCCGCTGTTACGCCTTGGGCTATGGACGAAGTAAAACCGAACGGTAATAACTTTATGGCAGCTATGCGTGTAGATGCTCTGAAAATAGCGCCTATGGTTTTTGATTATCTGAAGGCGGTGCGAGGTTATGATTTTGACTCGCTGATGCTTCTCCGCCAGCCGGACGATGCAGAGGGAAAGAAATACTGGCGTGTTTTGCAAAAAGCGGTGAATGCCCTTTGCAGAAAGCGTTACTCTCGAAGCTGCGTGGAGGACAGGCGAACAATGATGCTCGAAGCCATCACAAACCATATCGAAGTCATCTGTCTCGCCGGGATTGAACACTACATCCGAAATGCCGTACAGAATTCTCTCCATGAGATTGTCATAACGGATTATGCCATTTTTGGCAAGTGGGACGCAGTCGGTGCGGAGCTCGGCATTGCAAAAGGAACGACGCAGAAGCTGCGAAAAGACAACGGTACCAGCTTCGGTCCGTCATTACGCGAAACAGTGCTGTATTACTGCGGGTTAGACGCGGCGGCGGGCATTCGGCCTGTTGATGGTTTCGACTGCCTGAGTGATACGGATTACAAAAGGCTGAATGCAATGGCCGACTACATGACTGCTATATCCGGCGACGGTGCCTTTAAAGGCGAATACACGAAGGAGGAACAAATCCGTGTTGATTAAAATATCTGTCTGCAACCGCAGGACGGACAAGAAGTATAAAAACAAGGAACTGGAATGGGATTATATCATCGACCGCAACCGGAATCCTATCCGTACCTCGGAAACAGCAGAGGAATATTCAAAGCTGCCGAAGGCAAAGCGCGGTGAGCTCAAGGATATCGGCGGCCTTGTCGGCGGCTGGCTGAAAGACGGAATCCGCAAAAACGGAAATGTAACCTTCCGCACACTGGGCCTGCTCGATGCAGACAGCATCCCCGCTGATACGGATTTCCAGGGAATTGTCCGCACCGCCCTCGACAGCGTTACTTATTTCCTCTATTCCACCCACAGCCACACCCCGGAAACGCCGCGATGCCGTATTGTAATCCTTTTTGGCAGAGAAGTCAGTGAGGACGAGTATCCCGCTGTTATGCGTATGGTCGCCAAGCAAATCGGTATGGATTATTTCGATGATTCCACCTACGAATCAAACCGCATGATGTATTGGGCGTCCTGCCCGTCAAACGGCGAATTCATATTTGATGAACAGACCGGAGAACCGCTCGATGTGGATAAGTACCTCGGTATGTATGCCGACTGGCGCGATGTGTCACAGTGGCCTACCTCCTCACGGCAGTCAGAGGCTGTCAAGCGTGAGGCCGTACAACAGGAAGACCCGCTGTCAAAGCCGGGGGTAGTCGGTGCGTTCTGTCGTTCATACTCTGTTACGGCGGCAATCGACAAATTCCTGCCGGAGATTTATGCCCCTTCAGTCATTGAGGGGCGCTATGACTATGTTCCCGGCGAGGGTACTGCCGGTGTTGTTATTTATGATGACAAATTCGCGTACAGCCATCATGCGACAGACCCCGCCTGCGGTAAACTGCTCAACGCATTTGACCTTGTCCGCACACACCGCTTTGGCAGTGAAGATGATAAAAAGTCATTCAGCCAGATGTGTGAAACGGCTCTCTCAGACGACAGCGTGAAACTGCAGATAGCCGAGGAACGGCAGATACAGGCACAGGAGGATTTTGACCCTGACTCGGACGACTGGAAAAAGCTGCTCCGTTATCAGACCCGCAGCACTGTGCTTGAAAACAGCGTATGGAATGAAATGCTGATTCTCAACAACGACCCGGATTTTGCGAACTTTGCTTATAACGAACTTGCCAGCCGTGTTCAAGTGACGGGTGCTACCCCCTGGGAGCGTCCAATCGATAACTCTTTCTGGCGAGATGCGGACACAGCACAGCTAAAAGCACTGATAGATGTGCGCTATGTTTCGTTTTCCAGCCGCAATCACGATGTCAGCTTTACAAAGGTTGCTGACGATAGGCGCTTCCATCCCATACGCGACTATATGGACGCACTGCCGGAATGGGACAAAGTTCCAAGAGTTGAAACGCTCCTTGTTCGATGCCTGCAAGCCGATGATACGCGTTATGTGCGTACAGTTACGAGAAAAACCTTCGCGGCGGCGGTTGCCCGTGTTTACCACCCCGGCACAAAGTATGACAGTATTCTTGTGCTTGACGGTGCACAGGGAATCGGAAAAAGCACTATCTTCAAAGACCTTGTGGGTGATGAATACTACTCCGATACACTTTCCCTTACCGACATGAATGACAAGTCCGGCGCGGAAAAGCTTCAGGGCTTTTGGATCGTGGAGATTGGCGAGCTCGCCGGTATGAAAAAAGCGGATATCGAAAAAGTCAAAGCCTTTCTCTCCACAGCCGACGACAAGTATCGTCCGAGTTATGGTAAAACCGTAGAAAGCCATCCGAGGCAGTGCATCATCATTGCGTCGGTCAATGGTGAGCGCGGTTATCTGCGTGATATTACGGGCAACCGTCGCTTTTGGATAGTGAAGCTACATCAAGACGAGCAGAAAAAACGTTGGCATTTCACAAAAGAGGAACGTGACCAGATATGGGCTGAAGCCAAGGCTATCTATGAAAGCGGCGAAAAGCTGTATCTTGAGGCGGACATGATAAAAGAAGCGGAAAAAGTGCAGAAATCGGCAATGGAAGTCGATGAGCGTCAAGGCATGGTCGAGGAGTATCTTGATACCCTTTTGCCGGATGGCTGGGAGGACATGGACATTTATGCCCGCCGCAGCTATGTCAATGATAAGAGCGACCCTACTCGCCCAAACGGAGTTGCTGTAAAAACCGTGGTATCCAATGCGGAAATATGGTGTGAGTGCTTCGGTCGCAATCTGTCTGAGATGAAGCCGGCGGACAGCTATGCGATAGCGGCATTAATGACGCAAGTCGATGGTTGGGAGCGTACTAATGACCGCTGTCGGCAGCCCATGTATGGTCGTCAAAGGCTTTACAGACGTAAAATTTAATGGACAAGACTATGGGACGGGACAACATTTCTCCTTATATTCAAAATGGGTTTTCTATAAGTCAAAAACAAAACCTGTACCCACACCCGCGCATAAGTAATATAGGAAAAAGTTGTCCTTTCTGTCCACTCTGTCCCGGTTGGAGGAAATCATGAGAGAAAAACAGATAGAGCGAAAGCTGACAATCGCAGCAAAAAATATGGGAGGCATTTCGGTAAAGTTCGTGAGTCCCGGTTTCGACGGAATGCCTGATCGCATCGTTCTTTTACCGGGTGGTTATATGGCTTTTGTTGAAGTAAAGGCAAAGTGCTGTAAACCGCGCCCACTGCAATTGGCAAGGCACAAACTGCTGCGGGGACTTGGGTTCTGTGTATATGTTCTGGATGACGAGCGGCAAATTGACCGTTTACTTAAAGAGATTGGAGGTGATGCCGGATGAAGTTCATACCACATGAGTACCAAAGCCATGCAGTCGATTACATCGAACAGCATAAAAACGCCGCAGTCCTCTTGGATATGGGCCTCGGCTGAGCAAGACGGTCATTACGCTGACGGCGGTTATCAATCTTCTGTTTGACAGCTTTGAATCACACCGGGTGCTTGTTATAGCACCCCTCCGGGTCGCGAGAGATACATGGCCTGCGGAGGTCGATAAATGGGATCATCTGAAAGATCTCATAATCAGCGTGGCGGTCGGTACGGAAGAAGAACGGCTTGCGGCACTAAAAGTGAAAGCCGACCTTTACATCATAAACCGCGAGAACGTCCAGTGGCTTGTGGAGAAAAGCGGCGTCCTCTTTGACTACGACACCGTGGTTATAGACGAGCTTTCCTCCTTCAAAAGCGGACAGGCAAAAAGGTTCAAGAGCCTTATGGCGGTAAGACCCAAAGTAAAGCGAATCATCGGTCTGACCGGAACGCCCGCGTCCAACGGCCTTATGGATTTATGGGCGGAGTTCCGTCTGCTGGATATGGGACAGCGGCTCGGCAGATACATCACCCATTACCGAAGCGAGTACTTTACCCCGGATAAGCGAAACAGCATGGTGGTATTCAGCTATAAGCCCCTTCCGGGTGCGGAGGAACGGATATACGAAAAAATATCCGATATGACCATTTCAATGAAGGCGACAGACCTCATCCGTATGCCGGAACTCATATCAAGCGAGTACACCGTGCGGCTGTCGGAAAAAGAGCGCAAACGGTACGATGCCTTAAAGGACGACCTGGTGCTTGCGCTGCCAGATGGAGAGATAACGGCTGCCAACGCCGCAAGCCTTACAAACAAGCTGTCACAGATGGCAAACGGCGCGGTCTACGCCGATGATGGCTCCGTTACCCACATCCACGACAGAAAGCTGGACGCGCTGGAGGATTTAATTGAGGCGGCGAACGGCAAGCCTGTTCTGGTAGCGTACTGGTTCCGGCATGACCTTGAGCGGATAAAAGAACGGCTGCACAGCCTTCATATCCCGTTTTCCGAAATGGATAAAGCCGACAGCATTAAAAGATGGAATAACGGCGAGATTCCCGTGGGTCTGATACACCCCGCCTCTGCGGGACACGGGCTGAATCTTCAATCCGGCGGCAGCACTATCATATGGTTTGGACTGACCTGGTCGTTGGAACTCTACCAGCAGACGAACGCCCGGTTGTGGCGACAGGGGCAGGAATCCAAAACCGTGGTGCTTCAGCACATTGTTACCGAAGACACCATAGACCAGCGGATTCTCAAGGCGCTATCACAAAAGGACGTCACCCAGCAAAGCCTTATCGATGCGGTCAAGGCGGATTTGGAGGCGGTGAAATGACGGACGCTTATGAAAACCTAGCAAACGCTATCATCCTGCTGGCGGTCAAGGATTACAGACAGGCGCTGAAGCTGTTGAGCAAAAACCCGCACAGCCGGTCCGCTATGACCGCTGTTAATGAAATGGAGCGGTTCTTCCGTTCCGACTGGTACGAAACTCTCACCTCCATCGACGGTGAGATGCTGATACGAAAGCTGAGAGAGGAGGCATTTCTATGACGGCAAAAGAATACTTACGGCAGGCATATCGGCTCAACGAGCTGATTGACTCCCGCATTACTGAACTGGAGCGCCTGCGGGATTACTCCACAAGGCTGACATCCTGCAGTTTTGAGGGTGAGCGCGTCAGCAAGTCGCGCAGCACCGAAGCCCCGTTCGCAAGAATTATTGAGAAAATCGTTGACCTGGAAAAGGTAATCAACCGCGACATCGACCGCTATGTGGATTTGAAAACGGAAATGAACGCGGCAATCGACCGGGTGTCTAACGTGGATGAGCGCCTGCTTCTCCGATACCGGTACCTCAATAACTATAATTGGGACGACATCGCACAGCTACTCAATGTTTCCGGACGGACGGTACACAGGATTCATTCAACTGCTCTTTATAACTTTTCTGTGCCGGTTTGAATGTTGGCACACTATGGCACAGATTGTCCCGGTCAATATAGGTATAATGGTAGTATAGAAAAGTGTATGATCCGAAAGGCCTTGAGGGAGCAATCCCCCAGGGCTTTTCTTATGCGCGGAAACGGAGGTGAAATGAGTGCCGAAGAAACCAAAAAGGCCCTGCCGTATGAACGGCTGTCCCAACCTTGCCGGGGACGGTGAGATTTACTGCCCGGAACACAAAACGGAAGCCGAACATTTCTACAACCGATACCAGCGACCAACCGACAAGAATGTATACGGACGCGCCTGGAAACGGATCAGGGACAGAAAAATCCGTGAGTCTCCCATGTGCGAGGAGTGCTTGAAGCATGGCATCTACCGTCCGGCTGAGGAAGTCCACCATCGTGTCCCGCTCTCGGAAGGCGGAACGCATGAACGGTCAAACCTCGTGTCTCTCTGCCGTTCCTGCCATATGAAGGTGCACGGTGAACTTGGAACACGAAAGCAGCACAGCTTTGACGACTGACGCACCCGGGTGGGGCGTTCGAATCTCTACGGTTTTTAATCCCGAGCAACGGCCTGGGGTCACGTGTACGAAAAAGCCGCTATCAAATGGGTAATTGAACCCGACAAGAAAGGCAGGTGAAAAAATGCCTACAAAATCTACAAATATCGGTGGTCAAGGCGGTGCAAGACAAGGCTCCGGACGTAAGAAGACCGCAGTCATAGACAAAATTACAGACGAAAGCAAACGCGTAAAGATACTGGATATCCCGGATGTCGAGGGTACGGAAATACCAAAGCCCAACGAGATACTCTCCGCCAGGCAGAAAAACGGCGAAGAATTCCAGGCAAAGGGTATCTACGATAATACCTGGGCGTGGCTTCAGAAAATCGGCTGCACAGCAATCGTGTCTCCGCAGCTTATAGAGCGGTACGCCATGTGTTCTGCCCGTTGGATTCAATGCGAGGAGATGAACAATACGCTCGGTCTGCTCGGAAAGCATCCCACGACGGGAAAGCCGATACCTTCTCCCTTCATCAATATCGGCATCAGCTATATGAACCAGGCGATTCGCCAGTGGAACGAGATTTTTCAGATCGTAAAAGAAAACTGCACCACAGAGTATTCCGGCGCCAATCCGCAGGACGACCTCATGGAAAGGCTTCTCAGAGCCAGAAAGGGATAAAGGAATGTATGAAAAAGTGAACCCGTGCCACCCGGATAAGGTGGCGGACAGAATTGCTGGAGCCGTTGTTGACCTGGCATACAAAGCTGAACCCGCTCCGAAAATCGCCGTTGAGGTTCTTATCGGTCACGGCAAGTGCCACGTCATTATCGAGACTACGGCGGAACTTGATATAAAGGCTATTGACGACGCGGTGCATCGCATAGCCGGGAATGTGGAAACAGACATTGTGATTGTTCCGCAGGATGTTCATCTCTCCTATAACCAGCAGAACGGTTTCCGCTGCGGAGACAACGGGATCTTCAAAGGGATGCCTGTCACCCCGGAACAGATGAAGCTCTCCGCTATTGCCAAACGCATCTATAGCAGTTACTCATGCGACGGAAAATATATCCTCAACGGAGAAAGGCTCATCCTCTGTCAGAGCAATGCACGGACGGAAGACCTCCGTTCCATGTTCTCGGACGCGGAAATCAATCCGCTCGGCGACTGGACAGGCGGCACCGATGTGGACACAGGTGCAACAAACCGCAAGCTCGGCTCAGATATGGCGGACTCCGTCACGGGCGGCGGGCTGCACGGCAAAGACCTCTCCAAAGCGGATGTGTCGGTAAATATCTACGCATTCCTCAAAGCGCAGAGAACCGGCAAGCCTGTGGAACTGTGCTGTGCCATCGGCGATGACACCGTGGACGGAAATCCGTACTCCGAGATCGTAGTCGAAGCAAAAGAGTACATCGATTCTGTCGGTGGGTTCGAGAAGTTCGCGGAATGGGGGCTTGTATGATGGACAAAATCACGACCGAAATGCAGCTTGTGCCGATTGCCAAACTGGTACCGTATCAGAATAATGCCAGAACCCATTCTCCTGCACAGATTCAGAAACTGCGCTCGTCGTTACGGGAGTTCGGATTCATCAATCCCGTTCTCATCGACCGCAACTTCGG